AAATATATTGGAACAGGAATGATATTTATAAAAAGAGAGACTTTGTTAACGCTTAAGTCTAGTTTTTTGGAGTATAAGCATAATTCAGGAGAAATGTTAACGTTGAAAAATGGTGATATTATTACTGAATTTTGGACAACAAGTATAGACGATGAAGGTAGTTTATTGTCAGAAGATTACAATTTTTGTAAAGTTGCAAAAGAACAGGGATATAAAATTAATGCGGTGGCTTATGCAGTTATAATGCATGCAGGTACTTACTTTTTCAAAGGAATGTTAAAAAATTAAAACAACATGAAACAATTACAATCTACAGTAGAAGGAACTTGGATAGAGTTAAACCAAGTCAGTCTAACAGAAGAACAAATAGCCATCTTGCAATCAGATGATGTGGATGCTCAAACTGCTTTGAGTTTACAGATTAAAGAACAAAGAGAGAGTGTGGCTCAAGACTCAGATATACTTATTAGCAATGCAAAATATGCAGAGACTAAGCCTGTGCTTAAAGATACAGATGTCTATGAGTTAATAAGCATTGATATTGCTATAGGGGATGAAGTAGTGACAGGCATATTAAATTGCAGAGTTAATGGTAAGCATGAGCAAATAAGGTTCTAAAAATAATAAATTAAATAAAATCAAATTAAAATGAAAAATCTAAAATTAAATAAATCTAATGGATATTCGTAAAATATCCGTAGGTCCCGACTATAAAAGTGGTGCAATGCATTACATAGTTGGACAATTGGTACTGAATGACACTAATGAGATACATCTTATTAAATACGAACCTTTAAAAAGTTCTATAAAAATATATATTATAAACAAAAAAGGAGAAGTAGTTCTTTGGAAAGAGTTTACTTCTGCTATGCCAATTTCAATCGAATATAATATTAATTATTAATGAAATCTCCATTCTATTTTATAGCAAAGCCTATAAATGGAAAGCGATATAACAACATCAAGGATATTGGAGGTATTGACTTTATTGTTAGTACTTCTGAAGAAGACCATAAGTTTTCAAATAGATATGCTGAGGTTATAGAAACTCCATTGGGCTACAAAGGAAGTATAGAGCCGGGCGACATTCTGCTCGTGCATCATAATGCATTCAAATTCTACAACGACATCAAGGGAAGACAAAAAAGCGGCAAAAGTTTCTTTAAAGACGATTTGTTCTTTATCGAGACAGAGCAGTTTTTTATGTACAAGAAAAAGGATGTTTGGTATTCATACGATAGATATTGTTTTGTAAAGCCAATCTCGGCAACAGAGTCGTATATAAAGAAACCTTTCAGCGAAGAACCTCTTATGGGTATAATGAAATACCCAAGTGAATATCTTTTAAGTAAAGGCATAAAAGCCGGAGACCCTATTTGTTTTGCTCCCGATAGCGAATACGAATTTGATGTCGATGGAGAGAAACTTTATAGGATGTATGACCATCAAATAACGATGAAGCTATGACAACTAAAGAAATAAAATTAAAGATTATTGCTGCCGGCCATAAAGCAGTATTAGAGTTAATTAAAATTGCGGAAGACCCTATTTTAAATAGCTATGCCAATGGAGATGATTTATCTGAGAACGGAAACTTGGCAGCCGATAAATTAAAAAATGCAGCTATGACTAAAAAATTGGCTATATTTGATGCATTTGAGATTTTAAATAGAATTGAATTAGAGAGAGAATCTCTCGAGTCTATCGAAAGAGGAGCAAGTAAAACTGATACAAAACAAGGGTTTGCAGAAAGAAGGTCTAAATAGTACAATATATACTGTAGTTAAAGACTACATATCATCGGCAGTCATTTCTAATAAAAATAGACTGAGGTCTTGGACGTATGGATATAACGAACAATATGATGTTGTTGTTATTTCAAAGACAGGGCAAATCGGAGAAATTGTAAATATATCAGGACTACACATAGCACTTCCTCTTGCTCCTGATAAATGCTTTCAAAGAGATTCTGTAAAATCTGAACAGTATTGGGAAAGAGAGCTAATGCCTAGGGACTTACAAAAAATACAGTCTATATTCCAATGGAATGAAAAGCCAAAGCAATTTAAAGAACATTGGGTAGATTATATCGAAACTCAATTTGATTGTAGAGACCAAGGTTATTGGTTTATGAACAATGGAGTCAAAACTTATATTACGGGGTCTCATTGGATGTATATGCAATGGTCAAGTATTGACATTGGGTATCCTGATTTTCGTGAAGCAAATAGAATATTTTGGATTTATTGGGAAGCAGCAAAAGCAGACACAAGATGCTTTGGCATGATATATCTAAAAATAAGACGTTCAGGATTTTCTTTTATGGCGTCATCTGAATGTGTAAATGTAGGAACTCTTGCTAGAGATGCAAGGGTTGGTATATTATCAAAGACAGGAGCTGATGCCAAGAAAATGTTTACTGACAAAGTAGTTCCAATCAACACTAGACTTCCTTTTTTCTTCAAGCCAATTATGGATGGTATGGATAAGCCAAAGACTGAATTATCTTACAGAATACCTGCATCTAAGATTACCAAGAAAAATATGTACGAGTCCGATGAGGACACTATAGATGGACTAGACACATCAATAGATTGGAAAAATACAGAAGATAACTCCTATGATGGTGAAAAATTATTATTGTTAGCTCATGATGAAAGTGCTAAATGGTTAAAACCAAATAACATAAAGGACAATTGGCGAGTAACTAAAACTTGTTTAAGATTAGGTTCTAAAATTATCGGAAAGTGTATGATGGGGTCAACCTCAAATGCATTATCAAAAGGAGGTCAAAACTACAAAGATATGTATGAAGACTCTTCAGTGTTTGCACGTAATGCCAATGGACAAACTAAAAGTGGGCTGTATTCTTTATTTATTCCAATGGAATGGAATATGGAAGGATTCATTGATATATATGGTATGCCTGTATTCAGAAAACCTTTAGAACCTATTAGGGGTGTTGATGGTGGAATGATAACTAATGGTGCTATTGATTATTGGGAAGCAGAGGTTGACTCACTTAAAAATGATGCAGATGCATTAAATGAGTATTACAGACAGTTTCCTCGTACAACATCTCACGCATTTAGAGATGAGAGCAAGCAAGCATTATATAACCTTACTAAGATATACCAACAGATAGATTATAATGACTCAATGATTAAGGAGCATTATATAACTCGTGGTATGTTTTCTTGGCAGGATGGTATAAAAGATACTAAAGTAATTTTTACTCCTGATAGCAGAGGTAGATTCTATATTAGTTGGACTCCACAGAAACATATACAAAATAATGTTCATATAAGAAATGGATTGAAATATCCCGGTAATGAGCATATAGGTTCATTTGGTTGTGACTCTTATGATATATCAGCGGTAGTTGGAGGTAGGGGGTCTAATGGTTCTCTTCACGGACTAACTAAGTATCACATGGACGAAGCTCCTACTAATGAGTTTTTCTTAGAATATATTGCTCGTCCACAAACTGCTGAGATATTTTTTGAAGAAGTATTAATGGCTTGTATATTTTATGGTATGCCAATTTTAATTGAGAACAATAAGCCAAGATTATTATATCACTTTAAAAACAGAGGATATAGACATTTCTGTTTAAATAGACCTGATAAGCAATATAATAAATTAACTAAAACAGAAAGAGAACTTGGTGGAATACCTAACTCTTCTGAGGATATTAAACAGGCTCACGCATCAGCAATTCAATCTTATATTGAGAGGTATGTTGGTTTTGATTTAGCAGGAGATTATAGAGACCCTGAGGAAATGGGGACTATGCCATTCATAAGGACATTAGAAGATTGGGCTAAATTTGATATTAATGACAGAACGAAGTTTGATGCTTCGATTAGTTCAGGATTGGCTATAATGGCTAACCAAAAGCATTTGTACGTTCCTGAGAAAAAAGAATCAAAAATAAACATTAACTTTGCAAGGTATTCAAACGATGGAACATATAGTCAATTAATTAAATGAAAGATATAGTAATAGACATAAAATCTACAAGTTTCCCAAGTCAGTTAGCTTCGGATTCTGAAAAAGCATCTGATTCATTTGGTTTACAAGTAGGTCAAGCTATTCAATATGAATGGTTCAGAAAAGATGGTAACAACTGTAGATACTATGGTCAATGGCAGGATTTCCGTAGATTAAGACTTTACGCAAGAGGTGAG